TTGGGACATACCACCCCTACCACCCCCGGAGTTCATCCCGGGGGACCGCTCAGAGAGCCCTTTCGGACCCACTGTCAATCTTTAGGAGTAAACGACTCTCCCAAATCTGTAGCCCACAACGCCATCCCTAGGGATGACTTCGTGGTGAGGTCCCTTCTCAGTCCATCGTGAAGGCTTGACTCCACTGATGTTAGCGATGAGCCGTACCAATCCGCAGTATCGATCACTCGATATACCGCGTGATACAGGTCGCCAGACCTTGAAGAACCTTCTACTCCTGCGCACGATGCAAGACCAGTGATCAGGGTGATCATGAATCAAGAGATCACCTAAAACCTCAGGTCCTCTGCACCGACGAATCTCAACAGGCACACAATCCAAGACAAGAAGTCGAGGAGTGTGGAATACGTCCATGCTGTGGTTAAGCTGGGCGGTCCTCCACATTGCGTTTGCCATAGAAATCCAACCTGCGGGGTCATTGGGTACCTCCTTTATGTACATGGGGCGAACCCATGCACCATTGTGGAAATCCCCACCGCAGGATTCGCGGAAGTGCGAGTTGACGAAGGTTTTTCTCTCGTTGGGCGTGAAGCCCGTCAAGGTCAGCAGTCTTAGGAGGCGTTTAGCAACACACTCGTCTTCGACGATAATATCATCGCCGTAAACAAAGGTGTCACACCCCACCTTACCACCACACGCGTGGGCGAGGGCGGCAAAGATCGCAGTCTCAAGTTCGAAAGTAAACCCATTCCCCATAGAGGAGAACTTCTCAAGCCTAATCCATCTTCCAGTCTCGACAGGGCCCCTCACGGGGTTTCCTGACACGTCCCAGCGAATCGGCGTAAAGGCGGGGAATTCCTCGCCTGCTTCATCGTAGGGCATGAAAGTGTATTTCGACCTGATATCGTCGAGCATGGCGAACCAATCCGCAGGCAAAAGCAGCCGTACGAGACTAGTTGCCACTGTGTCGCTTGCCTTAGATAGATCTATTGTCGCACCCTCTCCCCTCCGGGAGAGCTCCATTGCTAACCGCATATGGAGGTCCTTACCTCTAACGAGGTTGATACCGGACAATGCTAGCCTTCGTCTCATCCACCGGCCTAGGCCAAGTTGGAGAAAGACGTTACCCGTCGGTTCGGCGCAAGCGCCGCGATGGGTAGTTGCATCTTTGGGGACCATGAAAAAACGGTTCCCTCTGACGACATTGCTGGCAAGATCTAGATTGCCGTAGAGGCCCCACAACTCATCGTGTAACGTGGCGTATTCACACCACTCGACAAGATGGGGAAGCGCATCCACGGTTAAAGCGGGTGACGCGGCGATTTTATCGTACACCGTCGCTTGCGCGTGCGGTTTTCGCCACGATTTTGACTCGAACGTAGAACCAGGTCCATGCCTAACATCCAGTTCACCGACACTTGGACACCTCCCTAACATCTTTCGAAGCCAGGACTGCGCCTTCCTCAACACTAGGAGGAGGGTGGCTTCACCACGGTCCCCAGACGTTATGACGCTGGGAAGTTTTGACGTGGTAACGCCGTTAATAAAAGTGTTTGTTCGGTAACACTGGCGTTCGGACTCATAGAACGCTGAGACACACGCTTGGGCTGGATCGACATCTTTGAGGGGCAGACCATCGCACTTCCGAAGAAGCTCGGTAGCCTGGTAGTCCCTGCGGAGTTTTTCCGTATCCCAGATCGTGTAATCATCAGGATCGCAACGCAACGCGACCAACTGATCCCACTCGCCGTTTCTCACCAGTATTTCACAAGTGAGTGAGCGAGCGGTGTCGAGCTGACGGAACAATCTACTGCAGACCGCCAACACATCCTTATCAAATGTGCCGACATGGGCGTTTTCACAACGACTCATGTTTGTCTCCTAAGAGAGGGTTGGGTTAGGAGGCCGCGAATCCTTCGATCAGCTGCTGCTTGAACAGCGCACTGGCGAAGAGATTGCAGGCCCGGTGCACGGCTTCTTGGGTCACAGAATCAGCGACCTTCTGAAGCACGACACCGTTGAACTCGAAGACAAAAGCATCTTCCGAGACTTCCTGACCATCCACCGTCTTGAGAACGGGGATCTTGACCTGCCCTTTCATCCGGCGGGCGGTGCGGGGGCCGTTGTACTGGCCACTCACAGCGAGAGTCGGACGATTGTTCGGAACGGTCGAGGCAGCGTTGTCACGCCACATCGCGGGCACCTTGTCACCGGCACTGGGTTGGATCCCGGTGAAAGTGACGTCGGTTGTACCGTTTGCAGCTTTGACGACGATGTTAGCCAATTGAGGCATGTAGGCACCTTTATAGTGGTGAACTATCCCTTTGTAAAAATCGACACCAGCAGCGAGATGGCGGTTGCCGCTCGCGTTACTGAAAGTCGAGGGGGAAGTTTGAATTGAAGAGTAGGACCCACGACACTTAAGATACGCCGAGTGCAAACCTGTTGGTTCTTACCCGACCACTGACGGTACCATGGTGTCCCGACGACCCACGCTTGGGACTGCGCGGAATCAAGCTTGCAATGAGCTGTCGCGTAGGCCTCTTCGATAACCAGCCCAGAGAAGTCGGTGCGTGCACGAAGCACGTCACCAACATTACCGAACCAGTCGACAAGGAAGCTGAAAGGTACGACTGCCCATGCAATCTCAGCAGCGTTGGTTAACCCAGCCTGCTGGCGCAGCAAGTCATTCGGGTTCTCAATCCGAACTCTTGCATACTGTCGGACTACCGCTCTACCGGCATACTGGTATACGCGATATTCCCCCCCACCGGCAACAACCCCGCCTCCATTGATTTTCTGGGAAGCGGAACCGGTGAGAATCAGCGGGGGTGGCGAACTAGTCAGAACATCGACGCAAGCGTCAACATCGCCGACTAGCGGGGCCCAGCCGAACCAATACTCCAACCAAATTGACGCAGCGTGTTTCGGCTTTGTCCATCTGGTTCTCTCGTGTTTCTTGAGAGGTCTCACCTTAAGTTCTTTCACGAAGTCACCAAAGTGACCGCGCTTGAGAGACTTGAAAGATCGATAGAGTTGACCAGCACGTTGTGCCATAAGTGTCAGGGCCTCACGGCCTTCTGCCACGGTGACACCTAACGACGCGCGTTTGATCGCCTCCTGTAACCTGTTGTAACTGAGGTTCTGAAGGTCAATCATATCCGCATCGTCAGTGGAACCAAGGTTGAGTACCTTGGCAGGCCATCCCGAGTTATGCCCCCATCCGCTAGAAGTACAAGCGATTGGAGACTGTTCATCAGCACCTTCCCAACTATCACCCCAATTGAGACCATACCAGTGCCAGTATTCTCTGGCAACCCTGGGTTGTCCTTTCGGGGTTGGGTTGAAGAGTTGCAGACGCTCATATCGGGTAACCGACGGGTGGAGTGGATAATACTGCGCCACACGACGATTGTACAGCATGCCTCTTACCTCCATATCTTGCACGGTTAGTGCAGGACCGGCGCCACGCCGGCGTGCTTCCACTGAAACGTGGGAAC